TCTGTCGAATATGGAGATCCCTGAAGGGATACGATCCTAGGAAGACATCCGACTAATGGGACCTGCTCGATATGGGAACGGACCAAGGCCAACGATTAGCTATGAGGCTTTATTTCCATCCACGGAGGAGATGCAAAAGGCTTGGGCTTACTTTTGGTCGCAGAACCGGCTCAGTATCGATGAGCACGGGCGGAAGTATCGGACGAATGATCCGAGGGTGATGCCTGCATCTCGAGAGTTTGAATTTAAGAATAGGAGGAGGAGGCATGGGTAAGTTTATCAGTTTATTCGCCGGGGTTGGCGGATTCGACAAAGGACTTGAACAGGCGGGGCATGAATGCGTTGCCCAAGTGGAATGGGACAAGAATGCGGCGGGTGTATTAAAGCACAGATGGCCGAATGTTCCCCTGTTCTGCGATGTATCAAAAGTATCGGCGGATGATCTGCCCGATGCGGATTTTATAACATACGGATTTCCATGCCAGGACTTGAGCGTGGCCGGTAAAAGAGAGGGATTAGATGGAAAACGATCAGGATTATTTTATGAAGCGTGTCGCATCATTAAACAACTCGCAGAGCGAGCTATTCGGAGAGGAGGAGCTGGCGGAGGTAGGTTCATCGCAATCGCTGAGAATGTCAAAGGGTTGCTCTCTAGCGGAGATGGTTACGACTTTGCGAGGTGCATCCGAGAGTTACACAACATCGGGGCGAGTGAAGTCGGATGGTCAGTATTGGATTCTCAATTCTTCGGAGTCGCGCAAAGACGCAAGCGTGTGTTCCTTGTCGCAGATTTTGGAGGCGAATCCACATCCGAAATACTCGCTATCTCCGAAGGCGTGTCAGGGCATCCTCCGCCGAGCCGAGAAGCGGGGAAAGGAACTGCCGGAGATGCTTCAGAAAGCGTTGGAGAGGGTGGCGCATTCAGCGATGGAACCCAAACAAGCTCAAGCCTGACCACCCGATGCCATAATCAATTTATGCCCGACAAGGGGAACTTCTGTGCGGTGATACAGGCCCAAGAACCTTCAGTAGTCTCATGGAACGGAGACATAACCCCCAAGGCTTCCGAGGATGTATCGGTAACTCTGCGAAGCCAGCAAGGCGGGGAAGGCGTGGGGGTGGCATTTACCGCATCCGACCGATCAAACAAGGCGGCATGGGAGGGAGATATTAGTGGGACGATAAATTGTCAGATGAACTCGGAGTCGAGCAATCTGCAAATGGGAGTCCGAGAAAATCTAACAGTCCGCCGACTCACTCCAATCGAATGCGAACGCCTACAGGGATTCCCTGATAATTGGACATCGGAAAAGATGGAACTGATCCTTGAGGGGAACGAGTGGAAGGCTACCGGCAAGGTAGTCAAACAGGCAGATGGTCCACGCTACAAGGCGATGGGTAATGCAGTCACTGTCAATGTGGCTGAGTGGATAGGGAAACAGATTGGAAAGGTACTAAACAAATGATCGATCCATACGACCAATGGCTCTCATCACCCTACTGCGATTACGATGATGATGATGGGCTGACTGATGAAGAACGGGAGGCTCTAATCGAAGAGGCCGCCATAGATAAATACGAATCAAATCAACCTGATGATGATGGAAATTAAAATGGGACTGGGGCTACCCCGAGGGGAGAAAATTATTATTAAGATGGGTGCGAGACAGGCGGACATATGGCTAGACCATGAGGAGTATGCCTGGCGGGTAAAGATCGACAGGGATCTTCCCGAGACTACTTATCCTCACCTCGAGAATGCGATCCTGTCCGCACAGACACTTCTAAGGGAGGTTACATGATTGTCGCTTTCGATCTAGAAACCTATTGGACCAAGCGATACTCAGTCGCCAAGATCGGACTTGACCGATATGTGAAGCATCCTGACTTCCGAGTCACCCTGGTATCCATCGTAACGGAGGATGGATTTGAATGGGTAGGGGAGCCACAGAACTTGCCGGTCGAGCGATTGAATGGCCATACCCTAATCTCCCATAATGCTGAGTTTGATTCGGTCTGTGCTCGAGCCGCCATCTTCAAGGGACAGATGCCCGAGTTTATGCCTGCTGATTGGATATGCACAGCCGACATGGCATCGTATCACCAGCTACCCCGATCACTTGCCGGTGCAGTCAAGGAACTATTCAATGAGGAACTTTCCAAAGATGCCCGCGAACAGATGGCAGGCTTATCGGTTACAGAAATTCAATCCAATTCTAGTTTTGTAAACTATGCCCTCGAGGACAGCCGAGCTTGTTTGCGGGTGTATCAGGAACTGGATGTCGGATTTCCCGAGAAAGAGAGATTGCTATCATCCCTGACCCGAAGGATCGCTTCCCGTGGATTGGCGATTAATGGTCCGCTTTGTCAGCAGTTCCTCGATAAGACAGATAAAATTTTAGAGGAAACTCCGAAACAAACAACCGAGTGGAGACAGGCTAACTTAGCTAATCAGACATTCGAAAAACTACTGATGGGTCAACGATCCGACCGGCGGGTTCCTACCCGTTTGAAATACTGCGGTGCTCCACATACGAAACGATGGAGCGGTGGAGGTGTCATCAACTTCCAGGCGATCCCTAATGATGGAATCGGTGACATCTCCGCAAGACAATGCCTCAAGGCTCCCGCCGGTCGGGTCTTAGTATCGGCAGACTTATCACAGATCGAACCGCGCGTGATTGCGTACCTGGTAGGCGATGCCGATTTCCTCGGACTAGTCAGGGGAGGAATCGACATTTACGAGGCACATGGCCGAGCTTCCAAACTCTATAAAGAGGATGAACCGATGGCCGAGCTTGCCCCTGAAATGAGAAAGCTGTGCAAGGCGAGACTGCTGGGATTGGGCTATGGATGCGGACCGGCAAAGTTTGTCGAGGTAGCAAAAAGCTACGGCGTGAACATGACCGAGTCACAGGCCAAAGAACAGGTGCTTCTCTACCGAGCACAGAATCCTGATGTCATGCTCGCCTGGTCCAAAATGGAGGACCAATTCCGAGAATGGATGAAGGAGACTCCTGAGTGTATCACATTTGAAACACGATGCGGTGTACCCGTCCGCTATTTTAATGCCCACGAAAAGGACGGGGATCTCTATGCCTCGACTACCCGAGGATATGAACCGGTCAAACTTTACGGGGCTAGACTCTTTCAGAACATCGTACAGGCAACCGCCCGATCCATATTCGCCGATGCCCTCATTCGAATAGAGGCCGCCGGCTTGCCCGTCTGTCTCCATGTACACGATTCAATCTGTCTCGAGGTAGGCGTGGACGAGGGACAGGCGGCACTGGACTTACTTTTACAACTACTAACCCAAGAATCTCCGAACTACCAAGGACTCCCTTTGGCGGCAGAAGGAGAGATCAAAAACCACTACTGATATGGGATGTCAAAAAGGAGCAGGATCGTTTAAGCGATGTGATGAGCCTTATCATTGGGTAAGGATTACTAATCATCCATATGCATTAGCTAATGGCTATGGCGTATCATACAAGAAGCAATGCAAGTATTGTGGGGCGTGTGGGGTGATGGAGAAGAAAGAGCCTACCAAAGGTTCTGAAGTGATAAATGAACAAGAATCTCAAGCATATGAAGAGGATCAAAAATTATATATTCAGAATGAACGAATCAGGCGAATGCGTGAGGAGTCAGAATTAAAAGAACAACAGAGATTACAATACAAAGAAGAATATCACAGGTATTTACAGACTGATATTTGGAAGGCTAAACGAGAGCTTATTTTAAAAAGGGATAACTATACCTGCCAATCATGCTTAACTGAGCCAGCAACTGAGGTTCATCATTTATCTTACCAATCTTACGAACAGCAACCTGGTAGCGAAAAAGGATGGGAACTTATATCCGTCTGTCGAGACTGCCACAAAAGAGAACACATATGAAATTACACCCAATACATTACATCCTATTCGGCCTAGCGATCATCGCCTTCGCCTACACAGTTCTATCCTTTGCACTGGCGATTCTATGAATCAGATACTTGATAAAATTCAAAAGCAGGAGGATGCGGCTAGATGCCTCAGCTTTCTCGATAGGGAGGAAAGAGAAATTTTCATCGAATACTACATCGATGGGAAAACTTTTGAGGAGATCGCTTCTACTAGAAATATGACAGGTCAAAATATTCGTAGAAAAATTTTGCAGTGCAAAGAAAAGGCGAAATTCGGTTTTAACTTTAGTGCTAACCTACAGGGATTTCCAAACAATGAATACACCTAAAATAATCGGCCTCTGTGGCTCCAAGGGTGTGGGTAAAAGCACCTACGCCAAGTCATTCGAGGGAGCCGCCATCCTGTCATTCGCCACCCCGATTAAGGAGATGCTCAAGGTAATCCTACCGCATCCCGCTTGGCTGGAGAAAAAGGAAGAACCGATACCAGGCTTTCCCGATGGGATAACTGTCAGGCGGATGCTTCAGGAGTTGGGAACCTCCTTCGGTAGGGAAACTATTTACCCAAATCTATGGGTCGATATTGCCATGCGAAAGGCAGATGATCACCTGGGCAGGCGACTGATCATATTTGATGACATTCGATTTCCCAACGAGGCTTGGGCGATCAAGCGACTAGGCCACAGGCATGAAATCCTGACACAGATTGTTCATATTTCAAGGAAGGGACATGAGCCGGACGAGAATGATCTCCATGTGTCCGAGGCGGGACTGCCTAAGTATTTCATCGATAAATGGGTGACTGTGGATGAAGAAGGAGAGGCGACAGAATAACTCCGTCCGTAAGATGGCGACCGATGCGAGGCTCAAACAAATGCTTCGCTCGGTTCCATCCGATCATGCCGGATTTACTCAGGATGAAATCGCACGAAAAGCAGGCGTTGCCCGTGAAACCATCTCCAAGATCGAAAGAGGGGCGATGCTAAAAATCACTGAGCAGATCGCCAAATACCTATCCGACTAATGGCCACTCTTAAAGGAGATCTCCGCAGATGCCTCGAGAATCTGCCAGCAGGTACACTGTCTCACCACGACATCATCCTGCGACTCGCCCTCGTGGTGACCAGGCATATCGATGATGCGAGTGAGGCGGAAAGGGCAGTCGAGCGAGTCCTCCGAAATGTATCCCATCGACCCAACCAACCTTCCGAGGTCAGGAACGCTGTTAAGGGAGCCTACGACCGCCATCAGAATCCTCACATACCCTCCAACCCGATTAAGGTCACTCAGCCCGATCCATCCCTTAAGGAACAGAATCTAGGCGAGGCAGGACTGTTCGAGAAATACACAATAAAATCAGACCCCATTCCGATGAATGCCGGTGAGGCGGTCAGCAAACTCTTCGATCCATCCGAGTATATATTTATACAGAGACAGGTGGCCGAGAAGGGCAGGCTC